ATTAATTACATGGTTTAGGATTATTTATTAAACCCAGTCAAGGGCTTCAGACACAGCAGGAAATTGTTCTATAAAAATCTTCTTACAAGCATTAGCAATATCCATATGTTCTTTCTGTGTTCCATGTGCAGAACGTAAATTAATATAATGTATCCATGAACGACATGAACCAGTCATATAGATCTTTGTAGGAGTTGCAAGAGGCAATACAAACCTTGCACATTCCTTTGCAACACCTGCCTGTAGCATCTGATTATATAAACCAAAAGCAGAACTGAATAATGTATTCATCTGTCTATTAAACTTCTCAACCACCTCTGGTTCTAGATCATCAATACTATTCTGTCTGTTCTTATCATCTTGTCTACGAAGTTCTGGTAATTCTATTTCACCTAAAAGATTACTGTCAGCATACCTCTGACTAAACTCTTGGTATGTAAAACTTCTATGCCTTAATATCTGTGCTGCTATTCCTCTAGTAGTTTCAATCTCTAATGTCATAGAGGATTGCTCAAACACTGACCAGTGCTGGTGCTTAATACAATACCTCAATAAACCAGAAAAATTTTCATTGTCTTGATTTTTTGGATTAGATACTCTGGCAATGTATGCCATTGTCTTTTCTGCATCTGGTGTGATGCTAATAAATTTAACGGTCATCTTTTAATCTGCGTATCCGTCATCATCATCCCATGCTTCATCGTATGTAATATCGGGGGATGAAAATGCGTGTGAATTTTTGTAAGCATCAACATCAGAATGAACTTCAGACTCTAATGCATCAACAAGTTGTTTTAAATTTCTTACAATCAACTTTAATCTTTCTTTGTCCATAAGATTTCTGATTATTTAGAGAGTGCCATCAGAGGGATTTGAACCCCCGACCTTGGCTTTACAAAAGCCCTGCACTACCACTGTGCTATGATGGCAGCTCCCCCACCTGGACTCGAACCAGGGACAGGGTGATTAACAGTCACCTGCTCTACCAACTGAGCTACAGGGGATTGTAGGGTGGGAGGTTGGATTCATGTTTACCAACAAGTAAGGGGCATTGCTACATTGAGTAGATTTTTACCTTACTATCTGAGACCCGACTGGTAGGTCGATTCTTCCGAAGAAGCAGCACCACCTGTGTCTCATCACCTTAACTAGCCTTATGCCAGCAAGTTTGTTCAGTCACTCCCGTGTTGAGTTCGTCAACCCAACAAAAGTATTATGGCATAAAAAAAGAGGGGTGTCAACACCCCTCTCAAACCAGTCAAGTAAGACTGTCTCACTATGCACACACAGTTTTAGACTCTGTGTGCTTAACGCCTCTGTAAGTTAATACAGTTGCTTCTTTCTGACAAGATTTCTTGTCGTTGGTGTCGTAAGAGACACCTCTATAGGTGACTTTTGCCATTGGGTTTCTCCAAAGTAGTAGGGATTTTTGCCCCGTTCCTTCAGTCAACTTGTGCGTCCCATAAGGGATGAACGATTCCGTTCCGAGTCGGCTTACTTGCGACCTGAATGTATCAGGTTGAACGTTATGTGTTAATACTAACACAGTCTTATTATATAGTCAAGTTTATTTGTATTTCCTGATACAGTTTTTTAATCTCTTAACATTTCATCCCTAATTCTTCTTGCTTGTTCATTATGTTCACACAATTTACTCATCCAAATCCTTTCCTCCAATCCAACTTCACCATCAGTTGAGATCATGCGGCAACAAATATCTATTATGTTGTTCCGATAGTTAGTGCTTAACATAGTCCAATAGTGTAGTCGGAGAATTTTTAACATGTTCTATTGCTGCTGGTAGTATACCATATTCCATTCTTTGAATGGCCTTTGTTAATGATTCTATATCATCATCAGGTAAAATAGGAACCTTTCCTTGAAGAATTATTTCACCACCATCAAGTTCTTCATTCACATAATGGACGGTGCATCCTGTTTCTTCATCACCTGATTGCATTGCCTGTTCTACTGCATGTAATCCCTTATACTTAGGAAGTAGTGATGGATGTACGTTAATAATAGGAGCAGGGAATGCATCAGGATTTTGAATCACTCTCATATATCCTGCAAGGACTATAAGATCAACTCTCCATACCTTAAAGAGTTCTATCATCTTTTCTTCATCTTTATGTGGGACTCTTACATGAGGGATTCCCCATTTCGCTGCTCGTTTGACAGCACCGCATTGTTTAGTGTTGTGGATCATCAACACCACTTCATGTTTGTTGCATAATGGATTGGTAACTATGTTCTCGAAGTTGGTTCCGTTTCCAGAACACATAACACCTAGTCTCATTCTTGTAACTCGTCTAATCTATATGGTGAATAATTAGGTTTCTCATGGTACTCTTTTAAGGCTTCCAACATAATCTCTTTCAACTCTGCTCTTTCTTTAGTATCAAAGATAGGTAATGGGGTGGGATTGAATGGGGGATAGATGGGATTACCATCAGCATCTTTGGGAAATACATTATCCTTACATCCTTTTTGTGAAGGGCCACTCATCCCTTGAGTATCAATTTTTTCAGTCATTATACCACCAATTCAATGAATTCACCAAGTATTTTCTTATTTAGTTTCTTAGTTTTAAGAGACTTAACAAATGCTCTCTTAATCTGTGCTTTTGTTGCGGAATCATCAACATCAAAGTCAGTATCCGCAGATAAAGCAGAGGAAGACAATCCAAAGTATGCATCATAAGCAGATTTTTTAATGGTGAAAGCCTTTGCTTTTCTCCACTGACTCACGACTTTCTCATACTCCTTCTGATCACGCCACTCATCATAGTATCTTTTAATAAACCACTTAGCATCACGAGTTTCTAGAACACGAATACCGATGAAGTTAGTAGATGGAAAATTGTCTTTAAGATTCTGAACTAACATATCAGTAAATTCAGGATACCCATATCCAATTTTATAAGTTTTTCCTACTTTACGATCACGGAAGAAACAACTAGATGGATTAACATTTCTACATCCCAAATATGGTTCATCTTCCCAATGACGATTTACTTCTTTATGATAAGGAAGTTGAGCTGCTTCTCCATCAGTCAAAATAATACATTGGACTTTCTGTAACTTATTCTCTTTTTGAAACTGAGGAATAATCTTATGCAAAGAAAGTAAAGTCTCGTTCAAGGGAGTTCCTGATAAACATAGTTTATGAGGATAAGTGTAGTAAGCACCATGTCTATTATAGAATACATTAGCAACTCTCCAGATATTTAATAATTGGTGCTCAAGAGTTTGAGCATTTACCTTACTTGTAAATAAATTCATTAAAGAGAATCCATCTTCTACACGGAAAATATATTCCTTTGCCTCATAAAGAGGTTTACAATCAACTGAATTAATTTGACCTGTTTGATAATCTCTAACTGATCTATTCCATTCATTTGTAAAAGCATAAACTTCAAAAGGAATAGAAACTTTACGACAGAACCATATCAAATTATAAAGTTGCTTAAGAGTATCAGTCATCACTCCAGACATAGATCCTGACCAATCAAGAATAAAGACTAATCCATGATTCTTACCATCAGGAACAACACTTATTTTCTTAAAAAGATCCTCATTAAACTTATAGGTATGTAACTTCTCTGTAGAAAGAACTCCTGTTTTACTAGTAGTGGCACGAGCATATGCATCAGCCGCTTTCTTACACTCAAACTCCTTTACAAGATAAGAGACTTCTTTTTGTGCATCTTTCTTAAATTTTTCAAAATTAGCATCCACTTCTCCAAATACATCCTTTAGAGGAAAATTATATTTCTCTTGTCTCTCCTTAAATATACCTACCTCCTGAGACCAATGATAATCAATCTCCTTATGAACATCTTTATTAGAAGCAATGATATTCTCAATATTTAAATCAGGTCTCTCAATATATGCATTCTCAGTACCATTATAATTAATGAGATCCTGAATAGAACTATTAAATGCTTCAGCAGTTTCTACAGTGGGTTCATCATCACTATCGCCATTCCGAGAACCAGTATTAGGACTACTACTCCCACTTTCCAGAGGAGCATCGCTATCAGAGTCAGAAATGGAAGAACCATTATCATCAGTGCTATCAGAGTCAGCAGACCCAGTGCCTGAACTAACACTTGGAGGAAGTTCATCTTCCATATCTTCTTCACCATCCTCTTGAGACTGAGGGGTTTTTTGCTGTTGCTCCTGCTTGCAGAAATTATATAGCGTTTCTGCTGCTGCGATGGTGTCAGTAAACGTTTCGGCATTTTGAATTAAAGTGATAATCTCCTTTTCAGCATCTGAAAAAGATATAGGAAGGAACGAACCAATCTTAAAGTATAGATTAGCACGATCAGCAAGATTAAAAGTATTAAGATCTTCATCCTTTACTTCAAAGAAATCTTTATCATGTAGTTCACTATACCCTCTATAGAAGGATTTGGCAATACCCATATACTTTCTCTTCATCAATTTCTCAATTCTTGCATCCTCCACCACATTGACAAACTGTTGAGGAACTGTACCTTCCCAACTCCAGTCATCAGGAGTAAAGAGTGCATGTCCTACTTCATGACCAACCAACATATCATATACATTATTACTAGCCTTCTCCCACATAGGAAGAGTTAACACACGAGTATGAACATTGAACTGTGCAGTCTCACATTGCTTATGCTCTACTACTATATCTTCAGTAGCAAGGAGTTTGGCAAGTTGTGACTTGATTTCCTTTTGAACTGCCATGTGTCTTTTCGTTTGATGTACCTATCATACTAGAAAACCGCCTGTTGTGGGCGGTCTGTAGACGCTTTATCAACTGTCCACGTCTTTTTCTTGCAGCACGTAGAGCTTGTGGTTTAAGAGTTCGTTTCTTCTCTTTCTTAGAATGATGCTGCCAATTTGGGGTCATTGTTCTGAAGATACTCCATAATATTTATTGTAGGATACCATCCCAATTGACGCAAGACCCTTGTGTCAGCACATAAACTGTCTGGTTCGCCTGGTGTATCCTCTTTTATAGGCAGATCCCGTCCCATTGCCTTTGCTATGTCCATGACAGGAATTGCTTCTCCATATCCCACATCAAGGTGTCCTCTGAAATTAGAATCCATTAGTAAGCATATGGCCGTTACCACATCATATACATGAATATAATCTCTATAGTGTCTTGTGATGTACTTAGCAGTATTCTCCTGAAGCATCCTGTATAGCATGTCAGGTCTACTTCCCTCCTCTGCCCATACATTAAAGAATCTCATACCCACACTATTAGGTGGTGCTTGTATCTCATTCACCTTCTTAGTAATAGCATAGGGATTCTGCCACCACCCATGAGCACCAGCAGAACTGGCATAGAGTAACCTTATATCATTCTCTCCACAGTAATCAAAGATAGGTTTAGACTTCTCTACATTATTCTCCCAGAATCTATCAGGGTCTTCAAAGCTTTCCCTGAGTGCAGCAAAGGCAGCAAGATGAATGACACAATCATACTTCTCTTTAGGAGGTTTAAAGAATCCTATATCATCAGGAAAATCCATACCATAAAGATCTACCCTATCATTTTGCCATTCACTATATCCATCAGATTCTTGAATAAAACTCCACAAGTGGCTTCCTATGAAACCCTTATGTCCTGTGATTAATACTTTCCTACCTTCATAAAATTCTAGTTTCATGTTACCGTCCAATCAATAACAGTGCGGATCTCTTGGTTATACTTCCAGATCTCCTTGAACATATCAGCATTGATGTCCTCTTTTTCCAATTGGACAATCAAAGAATTAATATCCTTAGGGAAACAAGTTCCACCAAAACCCCTGTCACCATCTATACCAGGTACTCTAGTATGGGATGTACCGATTCTACTATCAGCAGTCACACCCTCTACCACATTCTTATAATCCATCCCCACCTTCTCACACATATCAAATATCTTATTGAAATATGCTACCTTATAAGCCAAGAAGGTATTAGAGAAATACTTCACTGCCTCACTCTCATCAGAGGTCATCGTAATAACTGGAGTTTCATGGAAGAATCTATAATAAAAATTAGCTGCATCTCTTGATGCATATTGATTTCCACCTATTATAGTTCTCTCTGCATTCTTAAAATCAACCACAGCATTCCTAGCAGTGAGGAACTCTGGGTTATGAGCAATAGTAAGAAACTCATACTTCTCAGCATATGCTTTAGTGGTTCCAATAGGAACAGTGGACTTGATGATAAAGACAGTTTCTTTAACAACATACTCCTCTTGCTTGATACCAGCAAAGAAACTATCCAAGATGGATAGATCACAACTACCATCCATTTTCATAGGAGTAGGAAGGCAGATGAATATGTACTGCTGATCTAGAACCTCTTCTAGAGTATTGAAAGATCTATTCTTATCTACATCATAGACTTTAGTTGGAGCTTTATCCCTTACGTTCTGATAGACAGCATTTCCAACGAAACCATTACCAACAATTCCGATCATGAGGCTACCCTACTGAATCCTTTTATCTTTTCGAATCTTAGCATACTACCAAACCTATCGTCCATACCCGTCTTATGAGATATTACAAATACATTAGCATCCTTTACCACAAAACGAATAA